CGGTAAACATTTTTTTAGCGTCAGCTCCTGATTTTGATAATATCCCAAAGCGTGAGTCGGAAGATATTGTTGCTTGATGCACAAGTTCTGATGATGCCATGAATGAAAAACCAGAGCGTCTGTTTTTGAGGTAGCACATACCATAACATCGCTGGTCGGCTTTACATGCTTCCCAGAATATAAAGAAAAGCCTATTTGACTCCCTGTAATCTGCGGCACCAACATCAATTTTGCTCCACTGCAAGAACATATAGTGAGAACCAGTAATGTAAGTAGCCACGCCTCTATTATAGAACCAATATCCTTCTTCACGTCTTTTAAACTCTTCGTCGATATAATCGTACCATTCTTCTTTAAAATTAACCGGGTATCTTTCCCAGTCAAATACACTTTTAATTTTAGTTAATGGTTTAGGGTATTCTGACTTAGCCCAACGTTGATCTTCTAATTTATCAGACGCAGCGTAAACATTATCAGGTATAGCCGGTAAAGCTATTTTAAGGTTTTGTATTTCAATAACATCACCTACTGTACCGTCTTTACTTATAACTACAACGTCGTTTTCAACATCATAGCCATACTCCCATTTTTTATACCTATTGTTTCTTTTTAAAACTTTAGGTTTAATGTGGTCTTGTGTTACTTTTACTAAAGACTGTTCGTACATTATCTTGATCTACCTTCGGCAAAACCTTTAAAACTTTTTTCTTTAGTGTTTTGAGGTTTATCTTCAAGCATTGTTTTTTCTTCTTCTATTCTAGCTAATATTTCAAATGCGTCGAATATAGCGAGCTTTTTAGTTGCAGCTGCATTTTTAAGTCTGTCTGCAGAAACATCATCTTCAGTATTAGTGATAATTTTTTCTTCAGCTACTTTAATTAACTCCTCAACTGCTTTTCGCCCAGCTTGGATTATATTCTTCCTCGTATCCTTTGAACTCATACTTAACTAAAATATCATTTGATTGCATACAATATAGTCTTTGTTTATCTATAATAAACTCAAACTCCCTATTTGATTTAAAACCAACTAAGTCACCTTCGTATATACCAAGTGACTCTAAGGTTTTATTACCTATTTTTACTATACCTTTATTCTTTTGCTCTGGTTCTTGAGACCAAGCGTCGTTGTTTTTTATCGGCACAATAAAACAATGATCACGAACTGGTAACCATTTTACCATACGCTTGTAAAGATATATTTGATCGTATTGACACAAGTACCTATTATCGTCAAATGTTTTACTACTATCAACTTCTTTACCTTGATGGTTATAATATCTTCTAAATACATTATGGTGTATAATTACTTTATCACCTTCTTGTATTGGCGTTTGAAAAGCAGTTGGTACGGTAAGTACCGTTGCTGTTCTGTTTATTAACTTAAAGTTTTCTATGCTAGAATTAACTATAAGTTTGTCGCCGTCTATATCAACTTCATTGTTATACCTTTTACCGTCTGGTATAACTATAAAATCAAAAACGCTTTTCATTAATATTCTAAATCATATTCAACGGATATAGCCATGTTAGAATTAAATTTCTTCCATGGCAATACCTCATTGTTTTTCTTTATGAATATGTTATAAGAAGCGTCTTCGTCTTCAAACAGAATATGTGATATTTCATGACCACCGTAGACCTGCTGACCTAACGCGTAGTGCATAGCATCATTCTTATAATCAGAACCAATACTGATTTTTCTTATAACAGTACTCATTAGTCCTCTGATTTAACAACACTTAATTCACCATCATCTTCTTTTTCGATTTCAGTGTAAGTGCCGGTCTCTAAATCAATATTAATAGATCCATATTTTTCTTCTAATTGCTTTTTAGTATCTTCAATACCTTCATTAATACCAGCAATCTTATGAAGCAACGCGTGCTTGTTTGCTTCTAATTGACCTATTTGATTTATTACTTGACCTAACTCTGTTTGTTGATCTTTAATTTGTTTAAGCTCTTCAGCTGTAATTGAATGTGACATTTAATTTAATTTTATTCTTGTTTACTTTTTTTTGATTTTTCCCAAGTACGACCTACAAAATAAGCGCCGTATACTGTAATTAATAGCGATTGAAATATTGGGATATATTCTTCAGCTACTTTAAACCCACCAATGTTACCATCGAAAAATGCTAATGCCGTAAATATAACAGTAAGATATATTAACACTAGCGGGCGGATATTCTTTGATAAAAATGAATCTGATTGCATGTCAAGTTTCCAGCGCTCGCTGATTTGAGTTTGCGCATCTTGATCTGCTTTTTCTAATAACTCTTGAATCTTTTGTTTAGCAGCTAATCTTTCTTCGTCTGTAGTTGTAAGTTTGTCTATTACGTTACCTACGTCTTTAATTAAACCACCGGTTAAAAGACTTAAAAGTTTTTTCATTATTTATATATGCCTTTTTTAGTTGTGTTTTCAACTGTATAACCTTTGTTATTTTCAGGCTTTGGTTTCAACGTGTCTTTAGCCATAGGATTTGCTAACACTTGCTCTTTAGCTTTTTTAGCTTGTTTTTTTGTTATTTTCTTTTCACCGAAAAGTAAATTAGCCATGTCGCTAAGATCAGCATCTTGATGCAAAGCTGAACCTCCACTCATACCAGTAAACTCTGCTGGTGAATCTTCATGACCCATTTCAGCTGGTGACTTATGTCCCATTTTATATGGAGACATCTCCATAGCTGAAGCTTTGTCATCAACTGGCATATCTTTCATTAAATCTTTTTTCTCTTGTTCAGCTGACTCCTGGTGGAGCATTGACATGTGCATTGCAGAACCTTCCATCATAATCCCGGTAGTTTTACCTTTATGATCTTTCATTGTTAAGCAATGTTTTTGCATTGGTGAATACGGCATTGTTTTATGTTTTTAGTTTATTATTTAAATCAAACTTATATCTAGTAAGGTGTACTGTTCTTTTTAAATCACCAGTAAACTTACATATTAAGTTATTTTTATCTTTTAGTTTGTATTTTACTTTTACTGAATAACCATTACGCTTGTTAAATAAATGAGTTACAAACGTATTTTTATTTCTTTTGATTATTTTTTCTTCTATAACATCTTCATTCCAAGGGTTGTAATTAACAACCTGTGATATGCCATAGTCTCCTACGTAAATCATTGTAATGTATTTAGATGTTTTGCTTTCCCACCAACCAGAAAAATCATCTTGGCTAAAAGCTGTTAATGTAATTAAATTAAATAATAGTGCTAAAAATAGTTTTTTCATAATATTAGATTAAATTGTTATACTAATATTATCACTTATTTTTTTACTTTTTTAATCCTGGGAAAAGTTTTAACCTCATAGCATCTTGTGCTTTTTCTCTGTCTGCTAAAGCTGATACTCTAGCATTGTTAAAGTTGTCAATCATTTTAGCTGTATTTTGAACAACAGGATCTTGAAAACTTAACCTATCTTTAGCAGGTGTTATATATACTTGTTTTTCAGGATCATAACCCTGAACATTCATACGAAACATTTTTTGAGCATCAAAAACAGCTTTACTAGCTATCTCAGGATCTTCATTTTCTTTTGATAGTCTAAACTGCTCTTCAAGCATATCATATATATTAGAACTTTCTCTAGCAGCTTTATTAGCAGCTCCTAAACCGGCGGCTGGAGCTACATAGGTTTCAGCGTCATAATCAAAAGGATCTTGTAAATCAGGAGCTCCATGCCCAGCGTACGAGTGTCTACTACCTATAAACTTGTATTTTCCTCCACCTTCATATCTTTGGTAAGGTTTACCTATATCAGAATAACCCTCAAGCAATTTGGTTTGATAAGCTGTTGGTAGACTAGCTCTGTTTATAACATCAGAAGAATCTGAAACGTTTATACCAAATCTTTCATCAACTGGATCACCACTTGTTTCATCTACTGATTGTTTAAACGGAGATGAACCACCTTTGACACCGTATGTTTTTATTTTAACTCCTGGTAATTTAAATCCCATATTTTTATTTTAAACGTTTTTCTACAACGTGTTTAGCGCCAGGAAATGTATAGTCATAACCTGGGTACATAATCTTAGTGTAACCTCTATCGTCAGTACCTAATACTTTAAAGTCAACTCCTTTCATCGTTATCTTGTTACCTAGTATTTTATTTACTGGCTTATTAACGTCAGGGCTGTTTCTTAAATATCCTTTCTTAGATGTCTTCATTATGCGTTTCTATATGCTTCCCGCTCCCAAGCTAAAGTAGGAGAGCCTTCTTTTATACTTGATCTTGGTATTACTTTACCTTTCCAATAAACATTTTTATCGTCATAATCAAGATCACCTCTACGCATTTGATCTATATGTACTTTCTCGTGAGCAATAACTTCGTCAATTTTATCTGGTCCTACTTTATTATTTATGATAATAGTACCATTGTTGTTAGCTTTGCCTAACACGCCATCTTCCATATCAACTTGATATATCGGGGTGTTGTCTATTGGAAACGGAGGTGTTAGTTTAAATGCCATTAGTGTCTATATGGGAATTTTTCGTTAAACCACTCTTGCCTGTTATTACAACCACAGTTTATATTTAGACCTTCAGATACTTTATCTACTATAGTTTTAATACCAGTAGCTTTAGTAAACTTAGCTATGTCGTCGCCTAAACCTTTTGATTTCATTTTATTTATTTGCAGCTAAATAATCTTGAGCTTTCTTTTTTCTTTTAGCTAAATCTTCGTATTTTTTCCTACCAGCAGAAATTTGCTCAGGCGTGTAAACGCTTCCAACACTACCTTCTACAAAACTACCTCTACCAATATATGGATTACTACCGGTTGGTTGACCTTGCACAAACATTCTACCACTAGTGTCCTCTCTTAAATTAGGAAAATCTGGCACTGTTAACTTGGCGTCCCTTCTGTACATATCAGACAAGCTAGCAGTAGTTTCATCAAGATCTATACCTTCTGTGATTGATGTACCTCTGCTACCTTCTCTTTCGTCTGTTTGTTTAAACGGTGAGTGATGTTTTTTGTCATACTTCATATCACCCGCTAGCTTAGATATATGCTTTTCATCCGCAGTCATATTCTCGTCACTATGACCGTGTTTGGCGTCATAGTTAATATCTTCTTTTAAATAATGAATATGTGCAGCATCGTCTGCTACGGAAGCTCTATAGTTACGCTTTGTAACTGGGGTGCGTGAGTGTCGTGCGTTGCCAGTGTACTGGCCAAAGTGTCCTTTTTCCATAATTACCATTTTACTTTGTCAGCCCAGTAAGCGGCAGACATTTTACCTTTTTTAATATTTTTTGCATGACGAGCTTTAAAGCTAGCACGTCTTGCTTTTGATTTTTTATCTTGCTTCTTACCGGCAGTACTTACACCTTGCTGGCCAAACCTAATTATTTTTTCTTTACCATTTTCACAAGCTTTAACAACGTGTGATTTAGTCTTGTGACCTGGCGTTTTTCTAGGTTTATTGCACTTTAAGGTTTTTTTATTTACTTCAGGCACCTTGAGCTTTTTTAGTTATTGGTCCTGGTGTATAACTACACTTAGCCATTTTAAGCTTCATGCCAGTAATACCAGAACTACTACCTGGCGCCATTGGAAAACCACTAGTGTCTAACGGCCCGTCCCAAACATGCGATTCTCCTACTTGCCCTTCAAGAACAGGTTTTCTAATTAACTTTTCTATATTGTGATCCATAGTTTTTTATTTATCTTCTTCTTCAATTTCAGTTTGTTGTTTTCCGTATTTTTTTGTAATAAAATCACCTGCTAATTGCCCAAAAGTATCTAAAGCTTTTGCTGCTACATATCCTCCTGAGTGATCTATTACAGCTTGTGGATTTTCGTAACTAGCAGCTGGAGAATTATCACTAGCTTTAATGCCAGTGTATATTTTTTTAGCTTTAGCTGGATTTTCTTTTGCTAATTTAGAGTCAGGTCCAAATGCTTTTTCTTGAGCTTCACTAACTTGAAAAGGTGCTCCAACAGATGCTTGTCTCATAGCTGGCGTACCAAAAGCAGTTTCAGCCATACCTTTAGTATTCATATTAAATACAGATTTTTTACCACCTTTTTCATTTGCTTGTAGTGGTGGGTCGTATGACATTGCCACTGGAGTACAGTTTAATGTTTGACCTCCGCTAGCTCCTCCAGTCATAGGATTTTGAGTTGCAGTACCCATTGTTCCTCCAGCACCCATTGCTAGTCCAGCTGCGGCACTAGCTGCAGTGCCTTGTTGAGCTTGAGTGGCTCGAACACCTCTACCTAATATTCCAGCAAATCCGCTTTTACCAGCAAGAGCATCAAAGGCAAGAT